GGGGATACCTCTACTCCAGGCTTTGTAAAGAGTTTTGAACTCATTCAGTCGTAGAGTCAACTCGTTTACTCGTTGTTTTTGTTCCACATCGCTTCACATACGTTAGGTAGGTGTTGATAAAGAAGATCTTGTACTTGACCGGCTATCTTGGCGTGTTCCTTTTGCGTACCATGAGCGGTACGAAGGTCACAGTAATGCAACCAAGACCTGATTGTTCCATTCATGTACAATTTAGTCGGCATAGAAAGGGGAAGAACTTCTCTTGCACATTCTTTAGCTATTCCGGCTTCAAGCAGTTTCTTGTAGACCAACTCTGAATGTTTAAAGAGTTGCTTTACTTCTTGTTTAAGGAACAGGTCTTCATCTTCTACTTCAATACTGTTTTGGCGGTTCTTACTGTCTTGAAGACGGAGTTGCGGTTCAACCGGATTACCAAGCTGTGAAGCATCGGCATACCGTTGGCTAAACTCCTGAAAAGAGAATGAACGGTGACGAAGGATCTGTGCTGCTATAGACCGTGTGGTACTTATCTCAACACACATGTTCACCATCTCAAACGGTGACCAATGGGAGTGTTCGATGAGGTACTTAATCAACCTAGCACTTGTCTGAGTGTTGGTTTGATTACTTGGATTACTTACTCTAGCCATATAACTGATTAGTTCTTCAGCTTTAGGAGTAAGGTGAATGAGGTTAACTGAATGTGGAGTGGAGGTAAGCATACAGTAGTAAAACGGAAATAACCGTATTTTGTCTAATGGGGAGGAAAAATAAAACCTTATTCGGTTTACTGTAGGAAAAGGGGAAGATTGTCTTTAATGATTGTCTTCCCCAATTACAGGAGATTGGGTCCACCCTTCCCTCCCCCCTGTATACGGCCCGGATTAGAGCTTAAACCCAGGTGGGGACACCGTTTTGAGAGTTTCCCCGAGCTTGTCTTTTTTGGTCCATATTCATGCCAAAAACAAGGTGGTTTGTTTCGGATTGAGGGTCATCCATAAAGGCTTGAAGCATGTCGTTCCACTCATCCATTTTTCGTTGTTTTACCGTTTCTTGGGCGGAGATACCCATAGCGTCGGTAAAGTACTTAACACCTTGAGCTAGGGAGTCAAGTCGGTCATCGTGTTTGATAGCAAACTTCTCCCGACACATACGACTCATCTGGTAGAAGAGCATGTACAGCAATCTTTTCTCCGGTGGATCGTCTTTATTGGAGTTGTAGTCCCATTCAACAACACTACGATCAATGATAAGTCGGTGTTGGTTCATGATGGGTTCAAGAGCGTCGATAATGCGTTCTTCTTTACGGACGTTAGCTCTTACTTCTTCAATACCAATGTTTTGTTTGGTTTGCTGGATGTGTTTACGGAACAATTCGGAGACAATACCGTCACCAAAGTTTGTCTCAATGACAAGGTTAGTGACGTTGTACTTTTTACAACCTCTAAGAATGTCTAAAAGAGTGTTGTCGGAGTAACCATCTCGATACGACCGTATCTCATGAACATAAAGGAAACCATTACGTTGGCTTATGTACGTGGCGGCTGTTTCGTCTGTACCTCTACCGGATGGGTCAACGGAGCAGATGGTCTCTTGATACGGACCCCACTCTCCTTGTAGTTGCATCGGGGAGTAGAAGTAATCACCCGGTAAGCCAACCGTAGGCAGATCTTTGAGAACATTACGAGGGTCACTGCACCACACAACAGCATCCGGCGCTTGAGTCGGGTTAACGGAGGTAACGATAAGGTCTTGGAACTTAAGTGGGAACTTTTCTGCATCACTAAGACTCGTATCAAGCATGAACTGGAGCATGAAGTTGCTCCTACCCATTGCTGCCTCACGTTCCAAAAGGTCATCGTCTTGGAAGCGGTCTGGGTCGGTTACTGACCACGGTTCAGCTCCTTGATCAATGTCTTCTTGGAGTTGAGGAGCGATAAGTCCTTCGTAATTAGATAATTTACGAGGTACACGAGCGGGCCAAACAAAGGGGCGGTAGTTACGTTCGGCAAGTTTACGGTAGATGGTAAAGGTTGTCTGTGGTGTGCCGAGATACATGATTCGGCTATCAGCCTTAGGCGTAAGGATTGATTCGGCTTCGGTACACAACTGAAGGAGCTTCTCCCTCATCATCTCAGTCATCGAGTTACCAGGTACCTCAATGTCATCGAGAATCATCAAGTCAGCACGTGAACCAGTAAGCTGACCCGTAATACCGACTGATTTGACGGACGGTGCTTGGTGTGGAGCGCAGTTAACGTCAAAGCTGATACGAGACCAACGGGCATCATCCGACTTCGGTCTTAGATGTACTAGCCACGGTGTCTCAATAATTAGCTTTTGAAGAAAGATAGACATGTTGTCAGCTCGCTCCTTAGAAGCGGAGATGATCATAATCTTCTTCTCTGGGTTGTTAAACAGTGTCCAAAGAACGAACGCTCCTGTAATCCACGATTTACCTACGCCACGAAACGCCTGGATCTGTAGACGCTTAGGACCGTGTTGCAGATAATCAGCAATAGCGTATTGAGCACGGGTAGGAGAGGGCAGATCTAGCTGTGCCCAAAGTGCTTGTAGAAATAGTTTAAAGTCCTGTTGAAGGGACTCTAACACGGAATCGGCTCCAGGAGCGGCTGTACGGCGTTTAGCAGGCATAGACGGTAGAATGTACCTAAAGGTGGTTTAAAGGGGCTTGTAGAGGCTTACAGACACCTCTAACGAAGTAATAAAAGCCGCCCATCTCTGGGCGGCTATATTTAACGTATTAAGCGGATTGAGTTTTCTTTTTCCGCTTCATGTATTCAGGAATCTTAAACTCAGAAACGTTCTTTTCTTTGACAGACTTATCAATAGAAGCTTCTTGAGAGCTAGGCTTACCAGCAGTGCTAGCAGAACCTTGCTTAGATTCAGGAGTTTGGATCTTCATGCTACCATTAGTAGAAGAAGATTTACCAAGTGCCTTTTGAATAGCTTCATAACCGGCTTGACCTGGCTTGACTTTTTCAGCCAGTTTACGGTTAGCTTTAGTCCAAGCTTCATAGTTCTTACCCATGTCACCAGACTGTTTAACGGCTGGTTTAGACGGAGTTGCACTGGTAGATTTAGAACCGCTTGAACCGCCCCCACTGGTTGAACCGCTTGAACCGCTAGACTTTTGAGCAGGGAAG